GTCCTCGATATTGACGATGTTGCGCCAGATGCGATCCGGCCCGACGCTGCCGATCGCCAGCGCGGCATGGCTGACGTCGATCTTGATCTGCTCGGACTTCTTGCGCCGGCGGTTGCGCCGATCACCGGTCCAGTAGGGATAGGCCGGATGCGCGACGGTGGATGGCGTCGAGAAGTAGGTTTTGCGCCACTTCTTGTGCGTCGCCATGCCCGACGCGACCTTGTTCAATTCCTCGAACGAATGGACCCAGAAGAATTCGTCGAAATAGAAATTGCCGTGCCGGCCCTGAGCGGTGCGGAAATTGGTGCCCAGGAAATGCAGTTCGGCCGCCGCTTCCTCGGGCGGGCGCAAGTCCGACGTGATCAGCATCGGATCGCCGGTCAGCGCCACGCCGACCAGCTTGGCAAAGCTGATGATGTAGGATCGGAACTGGTGGGCCTGCGCCTTGGAGGCCGACAGGAAAATCTGATTACGGCCCGTCTCGATCGCGTCGATCAGCGCTTCGAACGCAAAATAATAGGTCGCGCCGATTTGGCGGGACTTGAGGATCATGCGCGTGCGCTGATCCTTGGCCTGCCACCAGCGATGCTGATAATCATAAAGGCCGTCGAGGAAGAGGCGCTTTAGCTCTTCCGCCTGCTCGGCCGTGAAATGGTTCTTCTTCGCCTTCTTGCGCGGCCCGGCGTTGCGATTGGCGACCTTGTCATTCAGGTCGCCGGCATGGCCGCCCGGCGCGTCATAGCGGCGGACTTTGGCCAGGCTCTCGATCGACCGATTGAGCGCGTCCATCTCGACATAATCGGCGGGCGTCTTCTTTTCCTTGGCGATCAGGGTCAGCAGCCGGATTTCGAGGCCATCCTCGATCTTGCGGATCGATGGCGCGTCGTCCCACCGGTCGCGCTGCTTCCAGGCCTCGATCGTCGCGCGCGGGATCGGCCCGCCCTTGTCGTTGACGACGCCATGCAGCGCGAATTCCTCCGCGATCTGCGTCACGCCCCATCCGCGCCAGTACAGGCTGCGCGCATGCCGACGCGGATCAAACTGCCACAGGACAGACGGCGCACCGGGCTTGGGGGATTGGCTGGTCATCGGAGCGGACCATGCCGCGCCGATCATCGCCGCCGCACTGCCCTCCATATGGAGAGGCGGCCTCTCCATATGGTCCGCCTTGAGATGCAGCCGCCTTCGGTTCCTTTCTGGCTCCCGATGATCAGGGGCGCCGCGCCCCGCAACCACGGGAACCGGAACCGACCATGGCCAAGAGCAAATTTTTCCGCGTCGCAGTCGAGGGCGCTACCGTCGATGGCCGCGTGATCCAGCGTGAATGGCTGGAACAATGCGCCGCCGGCTATAATCCGGCCACCTATGCCGCGCGCATCAATTGCGAGCATATTGCCGGCTACAGCCCCGACAAGCCGTTCAACGCCTATGGCACCGTCGCCTCGCTCAAGACCGAAGAAGTGACGCTCAGCATCAATGGCGAGAATAAGGTGCTGCTCGGCCTCTATGCCGAAATCGATGCCAATGATCAGCTGATCGCGATCAACAAGGCCGGGCAGAAGCTGTTCACCAGCTGCGAAATTCATCCCGACTTCGCCGGCGAGGGCAAGGCCTATCTGGTCGGCCTGGCCGTCACCGATCAGCCCGCGTCGCTCGGCACCGAACCCCTGAAGTTCGCCGCCCAGTCGCGCCCCAACCTCTTCACCACCGCGCACGAAACCCAGATCGACATCCTGTCGGCACCGATCGACAGCGACGCGATCGGCAAGAGCATCGGCGAATCCATCATGGCCTTCTTCAAGAAGAAGGAAGAGCCGGCTGCGCCGCCTCCCCCGGCCAACGACAACAGCTTCGATGCCCAGGCCTTCGCCACCGCCTTTGGCGACAGCGTCGCCAAACAGATCGCCGAGGCATCGAAACGCGCCGACGATGCTGTTGCTGCAGTCCAGTCGGACATGACCGCGCTCCGCGCACAGCTGGCTGGATCGCCCCAGCCCCAGCCCTTCCATCGGCCGCCCGCTTCCGGCGGCGCCGGCGCGATCGTCACCGACTGCTGATCAACGGCGCGCCGCGCCGCCTCAACCTGCCCCGAATTCGCCCCCAGGAGCCTTTCATCCATGCGCAACGAAACCCGCAAGCTCTTCAAAGCCTATGTCAGCCAGATCGCGCTGGTGAACGGTGTCGAGGACGCCACCGTCAAATTCAGCGTCGCCCCGGTGGTCGAACAGAAGTTGGAAGAGAAAATTCAGGAGTCGAGCGACTTCCTGCAGCAGATCAACATCGTCGGCGTCCCAGCCCAGCAGGGCGACAAGGTCGGCGTGACCGTCACCCGCCCGCTGGCAAGCCGCACCAACACCGCCGGCGGCAATCGCCGCACGCCCGGTGATCCGACCGACACCACGGATGACGGCGGCTACCACTGCCGCCAGACCAACTTCGATCACGCGATCCGCTATTCCAAGCTCGACGCCTGGCGCCATCGCCCCGAATTCCAGACGCTGCTGCGCGATGTGATCCTGAAACAGCAGGGCCGCGACCGGATCATGATCGGCTTCAACGGCACGTCCGTCGCCCCGCAGACGGATATCTCGGCCAATCCGCTGCTGCAGGACGTCAATGAGGGCTGGCTGCACAAGATCCGCACCCACGCCGCCGAACGCGTGCTGGACGATGGCGCACTGACCGATGGCGCCACCAAAGCCATCTATGTGGCCGCCGGCGGCGAAGTGGTCGACCAGGACGCCACCAATATCGCCACGGCCGATGCGGACTTCGCCAACCTCGACGCGCTTGCCTTCGACATGCTCGACCTGCTCGATCCCTGGCACCGCAGCGACACCGACCTGGTCGTCATCGTCGGCTGGAAGCTGGTGAAGGACAAATATCAGAACCTGCTGCAGGCGGCCGGCGACACCGCCACCGAACGGGAAGCGGCGCACCGCATCCTGACCCTGCCCAAGCAGATGGCTGGCAAGCGCGCGGTGATCGTGCCCTTCTTCCCGGAAGACGCGATCCTGATCACCAGCCTCGATAACCTGTCCATCTATTGGCAGGAGGAAACCCGTCGCCGCCAGATCAAGGATGAGCCGGCGCTCGACCAGATCGAGAATTATGAGAGCGTCAACGAAGACTATGTGGTCGAGGATTATGGCCGCACCGCCTTCGCCGAAAATATCGTGATGGGCAAGAAGCCGGCCTGATCCGGCTTTCCCATCCCCCTATCCTCCCCACCTGACAGGACACGCACATGAGCCTTGCTCGCCGTCACAAGGAACGCATCCTTGCTGCTCAAAGCGCTGCGTCTGCTCCCCATGGTGGGGCGGCCGCTGCCCCCGCCGCCACTCTCCCGGCGGGGGCAGCCAAGCCCTCACAGGCCGACGTCGCCGCGCGCCAGATCGGCCTGCGCCTCAGCCATGATCTGCGCCGGCTCAAGGAAATCCGCTCGATCGACATGAAGATCGCGGCCAAGCGGGACATGATCCCGGAATATCGCGACTGGGTAAGGGGCCTGCTGGAGGCTGACGCCGGCGTCGGCACGGGCCTCGCTGCCGAAGTCCTGCCGACCATGATGGTCTGGTGCATCGATATCGGCGAATATCATGACGGGCTGGACCTGGCCGAATTTGCCCTGCGCCATCATGTAGCGATGCCGGCGCGCTATCAGCGTGACGCTGCCACCATCATCGTCGAGGAAATCGCCGACGCGGCTCTGAAGGTGCAGGGCCTGGGCGAGCCATTCCCGCTCTGTGTCCTTGATCGCGTCGATGGCCTGACTGCGCACATCGACCTGCATGATCAGGTCCGCGCCAAGCTGATGAAGGCGCACGGCATCGAACATCTGCGCGACGCTGAAGAGACGGAGACATCGGCCGCCGTGCCCAGACTGAAGGCGGCCCTGGCCGCCCTCAACGAAGCCCAGCGTTTGAATGCCCGCGTCGGCGTCAAGGACAAGATCAAGCGGGCGGCCAAGCTGCAGGCGGCCACTCTCGCCGCGCTGGCCCCGGCCAACGAACCCGGCACCGCGCCCGACCAGGGCGCCGGCGCCTGACAAGCTCGCCCCCGGCGCTCAGGGGCGGATCGCGCGATGCGGGAAGGCCTTCGGGCCACAGGGCCGCACCGGACCCGATCCCCACCCCTGTAAGCCGGGGCGCATGGAAAGGACATGATGATGCCCAACATTGCCCTGATCGCGACCGCGCTGGTCCTGGCGATCGCCCTGGTCATCATGGCCATTGATATCCGCCTGATCTTCGACCGGCTCACGCGGTATCGCCGCATCATCGGCCAATATCCGCCAGCACTGCGCCGCCTGTTCTGGCGCCAGTTCGTCTGGATCGGCTTTCCCTATGGCCAGCTGGTCAGCCTGATCTTCTGGCTGCTGATCGCCTTCCCCACCGCTTGCCAGCTGGCGCGCTTGGCGATGTCGCCGGCATGAGTTTCGTTGCCCTTCCCCCCGAAGCCGATCTGGAACCGACACCGGAGAATGAACCGACCATCACCAATGACGGCTTCTTCCCCGATATCGATCCGCTTGCCGTCCGCGCGGCTCAGCGCGTTCCCTCCAGCATCACAGCCGCGCGCCTGCGCGCTGCGATCCTGGGCGCGATGATGACCGCGCGCATCGACCTGGTCGCCTTCGCCCCTTCGGCCCAGGCCGCCGGCCATGCCCGGTTGCAGGATATGCCAGGCCCGCAGCTGGACGGCATCAGCATCCGCGTGCTCGCCTACATCCGCGCCATCGGCCTCTATGCCAAGGCCGAACTGATCGAGCGGCATCGCGATTTCGACACCACCAATGCCGGAGCCAACCAGGCGAGCGAACTGGAAGGCTCGATCGGCGAACTGCGCCGCGACGCCCAGCACGCCCTGCGCGACCTCAAGGGGATCGGCCGTACCATCGTGGACCTGATCTGATGGCCAGCGCGCAGCAGCTGACCGCACGGCAGGGCGATACGCTCGACCAGCTGCTGTGGCGCGATGCCGGGCTTGGCCCCGATCATCTGACCCGCATTCTCGATGCCAATCCCGGCCTTGCCGATCTTGGCACCATCCTGCCGCTCGGCACGCCTGTGACCGTTCCGGCAACCTCCGCCAGCACCGCCACCGGCGTGCGCACCATCACGCAACTTTGGGACTGATCCATGGACCTGCGCACCTTATTTGAAACCGGCGCCGACCTTGTCGGGTCGCTCACCCCCTCGCTGATCGGCTCGGCCGTCGCCCAGGCATGGAAACCGGCTCTGCCGCTGCATCAGCGCTTCGTGCAATGGGTGGTCGGCTCGACCGTCAGCTATTACGCGACCATCGGCATCATCGCCGTGACGGGCTGGAATGGCTTCGTCGCCCAGTCGATCGCCTTCGCCATCGCCCTGGTCGCCTTCGACGCGACCCCGCGCGTCCTGCGCGCCGTCTCCGACATCCTGGCCGGCCTGCCCGCGCGCCTGGCTGATCGCTACCTGCCCAAGGGGGATTGATCCATGAGCATCGAAACGCTGATCGACAATGTCATCGGCCGCGAAGGCGGATACTCGAACCACCCTTCCGACAAGGGCGGCGCCACCATGTGGGGCATCACCGAACGGGTCGCGCGCAAACATGGCTATAAGGGCGACATGCGCGCCCTTCCGCGCGCAACTGCGGTTGCCATCTATCGCCAGGAATTTGCGATCGACACCGGCTTTGCCGCCGTTGCTGAGATCAACGAGGCGGTGGGCGAAGAATTGTTCGACACCGGCGTCAACATGGGGCCGGCTGTCCCCGCGCTCTGGTTTCAGGAATCGCTCAACGCCTTCAATCAGCAGGGCAAGCTATATCCCGACATCAAGGAAGATGGCGACATCGGCCCCAAGACGCTGGCGACCTTCCGCACCTATCTCAAGGTACGTGGATCCGATGCCGAACGGGTCATGCTTCACGCCCTCAATTGCTCCCAGGGCGAGCGCTACAAGATGCTTGCCCGATCGCGCGCCGCCAATGAGGATTTCGTGTTCGGATGGTTCCGTAACCGGGTCGCATGACGGTCCGCCTCGCCCTGGGCGCCGCGCTCGCCGCCTGCCTGATCGGCGTCGGCGGCTTTGCCTATGGCGTCCATGTGGGCGCCGCCCAGGAACAGGCAGCGCAGAAGCGTGCGGACGATGCGCGCAAAGCCGAACGGGCCAAGCTGCAGGCGCAGATCGACGCCTCCGCGCAGCAGCACCAGGCCGCCGAATATGCCCGGCAGGGCGCAGTCAGGGAAATCTACCATGAAAGCCAGAAGGTCATCGAGCGGCCGGTCTATCGCAATGTCTGCCTTGATGCTGATGGCGTCGGCCTGCTCGACCGCGCCGCCGCCACGGCCAACGGCGAACCTGTCGCCAACACTGCTGGCGCCGCTACCGCGCCTGCCGATGGTCCAGCGCAGCCCCAGCGGTGAAATGACCGGCGGCCAGTGCCATGCCAGCCTGGCCGCGCTCTATGATGTCGCCGGCCAGATTCGCGCGACGCTTGTCGAACTGCAGGACCAGGTGCGCGCCGGCGCCTGCGCGGGGCGCTGATCGATGCGCAAGGCCGACAGTCTGCGGCAATGGCTGACCGCCTATCTGCCCGATTACAAGACGCATCCTGATCGGCTGCATGTCTGGATCGAGGGCGGCCAGGTGGAGGCGCGCCGATCACGCACCCTGTCCTTCACCTATCGCTACACGTTGAAGGTGGGCCTCTGGGAATTTGCCGGCGACGCCGATCATATCATCGTGCCGCTGCTTGCCTGGATCGAAAAGGAACAGCCCCAGCTGCTGCGCCGTGACGATAGCCAGCCCTTCGGCTTCGAATGCGAATTGCTCGACGGCGACCTGTCCGACGTGCTGATCTCGATCGACCTGACAGAAGCGGTGGTGGTGACGCCCAACCAGGCCGGCACCGGCTATGACATCGCCCATCCGCCCGAAGTCGGCCTGGTCGACAGCTTCCCCGGCGTGACCGCATCTTTCGCCGCGATCGTCGCCAATGGCGAGGACATTGCGTCGTGACCGATGATCTGGAGGAACTGGAGCGACTTGCCGGCTCTCTGCTGCGCAGCCTGGGGGCGTCGCAGCGCCGCACGCTCCTGCGTCGCATGGGACGCGACCTTGCCCAGGCCAACCGCGCGCGCGTCGCTGCCCAGCGCGATCCTGCCGGCGCTGCATTCGAACCGCGCAAGACAAAGCCGCAGCCGGTCACCGGGCGCGGCGCGACCTGCTTCCTCTATCCCTCGGGCGGTGGCGGTTCGCCGCGCCGCGTGATCATGAAAAGCTTCACCTGGGGCAGCAACCGGATGATGACCGGCTTCGATATCGAGGCAGGCGCGATCCGATCCTTTGAATTTTCCAAGGTGATCAAATGGCTGCCGGTGCCAGAAGAGCATCGCAATCGCAGCGGCGGCACGCTGCGCCGACGCGGCGGCCTGCGCCGCAAGGCCATGTTCCGTCGCCTCGCGTCGGGAAAATATCTGCGCAGCCAAGCCGATGATCGCGGCTTCTGGGTCGGCTTCTCTGGCAAGGCCTCGGCGATCGCCTCGATCCACCACTATGGTCTGCGCGACAAGCCGTCCCCACGCGCCCAGGCAATGGGCTATCCTCGGCGCGAACTGATCGGTGCCGGTGCCGCCGATCGCGAACATATGCTGGACCTGCTCTACAGTCATTTGATCGACGCCTGACCGCTTCATATGGAGAGGCGGCCTCTCCATATGCGCCCCATGGCCACGCGCCCGATGTCTCAACGACATGGGCGCCATGGCCGATGCAACCTTCACCGCTGTCGATCTGTCGCGCCTTCCCTCGCCCGACGTGGTCGAACTGCTCGATTTCGAAACCATTATGGCTGCCGCCGTCGTGCGCATGCAGACCCTGATGCCCGATTTCGTCAGCCGTGAAAGCGATCCGGCAACCAAGCAGTTGCTGGTGCTGTCCTATTTCGTGCAGCTGCTGCGCCAGCGTATCAACGATGCCGCCCGCGCCGTGATGCCCGCCCATGCGGTCGGCGCCGACCTCGACAATCTGGCGGCCGTCTTCGGCATCCCCCGTCTCACCATCACTCCTGCGAACGATGCCACCGGCGCGGCGGCCGTGATGGAAAGCGACACTGATTTCCGCCGGCGCATGGTCATGGCGCCCGAAGGCTACACCGTGGCGGGACCAGTCGGCGCCTATATCTTCCATGCGCTCACGGCCGATGCCGACGTGCTGGACGCCAGCGCCATGTCGCCCAAGCCCGACAGCATCCGCCAGCTGGTGCAGTCGGTGCTGGCCGATCATGACGCCTCGGCCGACCTGCGCGCCGCCATGGCGGCGGCGCTCAATGCGGCGATCTGGCCCGGCACCGTCATCGTCTCCATCCTGTCGCGCTCGGGTAATGGCGAAGCCACTGCCGACCTCTCCGCCCGCGTAGAAGCCCATCTGGACGATGACAGCGTTCGGCCGCTGACCGACTATGTCACGGTGCGATCGGCCGAAATCGTTACCTTCGACATCGCCGCCGCCGTGACGACCTTTCGTGGCCCCGATGCCAGCGTCGTGCTGGCGGCCGCGCGCGCGAAGCTGGACGCTTATATTGCCGACAGCCATCGCCTGGGCCGCGACATCACGCGATCCGGCATCATCGCGGCGCTGCATGTCGAAGGCGTGCAGAATGTGGCGCTGGCGTCGCCGGCGGCGGACATCGTCCTGGATCAGTCGCAAGCGCCCTACTGCACCGGCATCGCGATCAACCACGCGGGCACGGGGGAATGAGCGCCGTTTCCATCCTGCCGCCGCGCTCGACGCCGCTGCAGAAGGCTCTGGAGCGCGTCACGGCTGACATGCTCGACCTGCCGGTCGAACTGCGCAAGCTCTGGTCGCCGGCCCAGTGCCCGGCCTCGCACCTTCCCTGGCTCGCCTGGGGCCTCTCCGTCGATATCTGGGATGCCAGCTGGTCCGAAGCGATGAAACGCGCGGCCGTCGCCGACGCCATTGCCTTCCAGCGGCGCAAGGGCACGCGCGGCACGCTGCGCACCGCGCTCGATCGATTCGATGCCCTGATCAAGATTGTCGAATGGCATGAGGATCGCGAGACGCTTGATCCCCACCATTTCCGCCTCGAACTACCGCTGCTCGCGATCAGCGACGTCGTCTATGACGAAGAACTGATCAGCCAGATTTTGCGGGACATCGCCCAGGTGAAGCCTGCGCGGTCGCAAATGCAGGTGGCCTATCGCCTTCGTGCAGAAGCCCGCACCTGGCTTTTGTCCGCTGCCAAGGCCGGCGGCCTGACGCGCCTCGACGCTCAAGCCGATCAGACCAGCGCCCTCAATCCGGCCTGGTCGACCTTTCTGCAGACGAAGGATGGCGAGCCGATCCTCGCCCTCGACGGCAGCTTCCTGATCATCGCTTCCCTGCTGGGCCTCGAAACGGGCGGCTCCCGCCTGCTGGAGAGCGGCGGCAGGCTCATGCTGGAGAATTGACTATGGCCGACGGCATCACATCGGGCCTGCTCGACCGCAAAGCATCCGACCTGGTCGAAGCGTCCGAACTGGATGGCGAGGAATTTTGGGCCGGCGTCCAGGGCGGCGCTGACATCCGGATCAAGACGTCGCAGCTGACCAGCCATATCGCTGAGGTGGTCAAGAGCGACCCAGATATTGGCGCGGAAGGCGCACGACCCTATGCGCAAGCGGCAGCGGCGTCAGCCGGCGCGGCCGATGCGGCGCGCATCGCCTCGCAACAGAATGTCGGCCAGGCCACGGTGGAACGGCAGAGCGCCGAACTGGCGCGAACGCAGCCGCAGGCGGCGGCGGCCGCCGCCGTGGCTGCTGGTCCAATCTATGCCAGTGTCGAGGCCGGGCGGGCGGCCGTCGCCGTCGATGCCCAGTTCCGCTACCTCTCGGCCGATGGCCTGTCGGTCTATGTGGCGACCAAGAACGGCGCCGATGCCTCGACCATCGTCACCGACATACCTTCTGCGGCCTTTGTGCGCGGGGTGCAGGCTGACCGCGCGAAAGGAGACAATCTGCTCTCCGTTGCGCTGGCGCCAGTCACGGAACGAACCTTCGAGGCGGCGGACCTGCCAGCAGTGCGGATCGGTGCGCGAACCATGCAGCCGGATCGGGCCTATTTCGATCTGCGCTATCGCACCGGAATCTGGGAGGATACCAACCTGCCCTGGCACGCCGATGGCCGATACGACAATATCTGGCTTCAGACCGAAACCGCCGATCTCGATGTCGAAAGCTGGTATTTCGACCTTCGCCCGCGCTTCGCGACCTACAAGGCAACCGGCGCGATCTATCTGCCTATCGCGGCCGCCACGCCGATGCCGCAGATGGAGGCGGAGATTGTCAGCCCGACGCTGATCTATCTCTATGTCCGCCAGTTCGATGCCACCTATGTCCGCTGGGCATTGGACCATGCGGTCAACACGGCGATGCGGTGCGACGTCTGGCGCATCGGCGCCTGCCATCATGTGGTGCGAAGCGCCTCGGGCTATAGCGTGGTGCAGGAAATCTGCTTCGACGGCGAGAATGACGTCGCGATCCTCTTTCGGCGGACGGACGACACCAAGAAAAACAAGCCAGACCATATCGGCGGCAAGGCCCATGGCAATGAGGTTCAGACTTTCAGCCGGCTCCTGATCAACACGGAAGTGCTGGACCCGACCACTGCGACCGGTCGCTTCGAGGTCAACTATATCGAACTGATCCAGACCAGCGACATGTTCGACCCCGGCAATGATCCCGATATTCCGGTCTATAACGGCGCGCACATCATGTCGCACACCAAGCGGATCAGGCTCACGTCAGACGGTTGGTGGGAACAATGGAGCCATATCGATCATGTGGTCGAGGGCTTCAAAGTCGCGAACGCCTATTTCGGCATGATCTGCCTGGGCTGGGGCACGCGCGGCTATGACGCGGTCCACACGGCGGCGCGGTCTCCGCTCTATGCGCTCGAAGACGTCTCGGCCAGCTTTGTCGATATCTACACCGCGTCCGATCGCTTCAAGGCCTGGGGCGATGCCTATTCGGCCGAATGGGAGGCGCTCGACGGTTGGACCTTCGATTCTCCGGGCGAGACGGATCGCGGCCGCAACATCTCCATCAACAGCCGCACCGATCGCCGCAAAATCTACCCGGATTGGTTCGAGGGCCAGGTCACCAGCACCGCCGTGCCCTGGGGGCCGCATTGCCGCTACCGCGTCACCATCAAGAAGGACTCCTGATCATGGGATTTGCCCAAGTCTCCGGCGCCGTATCGGACGGCACCGGGCCGCAGCTCGATTATCATGCCCTGCGCCTCGCCAATAGGAAGCCACCTGAGTTCCTCGAAAAGGGGATGGTGTGCGACTTCAGCTTTGCGTCATGGGATCTTCCAGCAGATCAAAGCCTGGTATCGCAGAACGTCCCCGTGCAGCTGGACACCGCCGGCAAGACAATGTCGCTGCAGGACAACAGCGCCGGCAAATATCTCCATCTCGCTGCCGGCGCGCGAAACGGACTGCTCACGCCGTTCGCCGATGCGCGGGAGTGGACCTATGGCGGGCTGTTCATGCTGGAGCCGCCGCAGCCCACGACCGCCTATCATATCTTCGCCGGAACAGCGACCAGCCTGAGCGCTGAAGGCGGCGAGTTCCTCTTCGCCTCCCCTTCGCGCGGCATCGGTGTGGGGGTGCGCGGCTATAGCGCCAATATCAACGCGGCCTCGCTTGCCCAGCTGGTCGCCCAGGGCTTTTCTGATACGTCCACCTCAACCATGGTGTTCGCGGCCGTTACGTCCAAGCTGACCGGCAATGTGTCTGCGCCGACAGAGACGACGCACATCTTGTTCGTCGGTGCGCCGGCGCCGCTCATCATGAGCGGCACGGGGATCAAGACCCTGTCCACCGCTCAGAAGCGCTTGTCGATCGGCAACGCCCATTCGGCTGCCGCCAATTTCGATGACATCCCGATCCGCTGTGGCCGGTTCTTCGCCGGCGCCGGCTCCAGGACGGTCGAGGAACTGACCGCCATGTATAAGCGGGCAAAGGTCATCGGCGCTCGGCGCGGTCTCAACGTCTTCTGATAGCGCGAGAGATTTCTGATGGACCCGATCCTTTTCATGATCACCAGCGCAGGCCTCGACGCGCTGGTCAACGCCCAGGCCGGCGGCACGGACCCGATCCGCGTCGTGTCGCTGGGCATCACCGCCAACGCCTTCACCATGGCGCCGACCATCACCAACCTGCCCGGCGAACTGAAACGGATCGACGCGGTCGCGGGCCAGGTGGTGAGTGAGACGGTCATCCACATGACCGCGCAGGACAACAGCACCGACGCATATGAACTGCGCGGGCTGGGCCTTTATCTGTCGGACGGCACCCTGTTCGCCGTCTACAGCCAGCCCACGCCCCTGTTCCGCAAGGTGTCGATCTCCTTCTTCC